ACTTAAATCGTGTTCTACATCTTTAGTTGGTAAAACACCATTTTTTAAATAATACTTATAATCTTCTTTAGATATTTCTACTTCTTTTGTGATTTTGTATGTTAATACTTCTGTTAATGTTACTGATACTTTCATAATTGTTTTTGTTATTGTTTACACAAATATACGGAATAATAATATTTATAAACAAATTATAAACTAACTTTTTTACGAAAATTTACGAAAATTTTTGTTTTACTTCTTAAAATCGTTTAAATTAATTATTGATGCTTGTGCTTCGTCTAACAAATAACAGGGCTTTAATAGTTTCTTTTTAGTCCATAGGGTTGTGTCTGGGCAATACATATCTTTACTCTTTAAATCCTTTAGGTTGTTTAGCCAATACATATAATTCCCTTTAGGGTCGTTTACAAAGTATAATGCTATCTTGCCAGTTTCTATTAGCTTATCGTACTTGTAAACCTCTAACATCTTTTCTTTGTAGTATTTTTTTCTGAACTTCATTTCAATTACTACTTCCGTTCCTTTTGGGCTTGTGCCTATTGCATCGTAATGCTCAAACCCCTCGCCTGTGTGTTTTAAGTTCCACCCATCTAAGTTCAATAAGGTTATTACTGCTTGTTCCCATTTGTGTATGTCTTTTATCATTTATTGTATAGTCTGTCAATATCAGCTATCCACCTTTTTAATTCTTTGGGTCTGCAACTGCAAATTTCATAATAATCGTGATTATAATACTTTGCGTGTAGCGTACATAATAGCTTGTATTGTGGTTGTGTTAGTTTCGTTGTAACCTCTGCTTTAAATTGTTCCCATTGTTGTTTGTCTTTTAATTCCATAAATCTAAATCTATATCGTTCCACTCATCTCGTCTTTTGTCGCACCCACAGTCTTTGCCAAGTGCTTTGCTAATCTTTTTTACAAGCCAATGTATGCCTGTGTAATAAGTAATGTAATATACTAAATCCCCTAATCTCATAATTTATCTTTTATATGTTTCTTTGCGTTTACATAAGTGTTATATAATGAATAGTAGCTAATGCCTGTTTCCCTACTCAATCCTGCTACGCTTTTACCACTTGCACAAATCTCAAATACTTTCCTATCGTACCAATACATTTCGTTTAGTATATTGTCTATTTGATTTTTTTGTTTAGCGTATTCCACCTCATCTATTCCTAATTCTTCTATTTGTTGAAGTTCGTTTATTTCTTCTATGTATTCCTTTATTTGTCTTGCCTCTTTTTTGTGGGTGTTTAAGTATATACCCCTTAGCACTTTCCAACAATAATATATATTTACATCTTCATTGTGCCATAGGTCTAACCCCTTATCTACATCTTGTATAAGTTGTATATACATTTCCTGTACTATATCCTCTGCGGTGCTTTTATTACACCCAAAGGCATAAACAACTCTTAGCCAATCTTGATGGCGTTCATAAGCCACTTCTACAAGACTTTTTTTCATATATATTCTTTTAATTCAGATATTGATATATTGTAACAATCTGCCCTAAATTTCCATTTTCCATTTCCTTTGGGGTCTAACTGCCCTTTTTTATTAAATTTAGCAATATTATAAAAATCACTTTTTTTAATAAAACCATATAAATAAGCTATTTTATAATCATCAGACATACCAACAAAACAATAATAATCACATTTTTGTTTAGTGTTGTAATTTGGTATATTTAAAGTCCAATTTTTATTAGGTGTGAATTTAGAAGTAAATCTTTTTGTTTTTACATCTATTTTTTTATTATTAATAATTAAATCGTAATCAAAAGTGTTTTGGTGTATAGCATCGGCAAAGTGTTGTCTTACAAGCACCTCGCCTAAAGCACCTGCTTTATTTCCCTGTCCTTTAGTTATACTGTTATTTAATTCCTTAAATTCAAATAACTCTTTAGCTTCTTGTAAACTTTGTTTTGTAATATTTAATTTTTTCATTCTAATAATTTCTTTTTAGGTACTACAAAATATTCTAATGGGTCATAAATTTCGCCTACTACAAACGGCAATCCGTATTCATTTATGCTAAAACTAAAAGTTTCAAACGGAAAACCTCTTGACCGCCTACACATAACTGTAACCCATTCTTTGTTTGTTGTGTTTAATTCTAATTCTATTACTGTTTCAGCTTTTTTTTCTAAGAAGCTACCTAAGTGTCCTGTTCCGAGTTTACTGCTTCCAAAATTCTGGTGCATAACAACCATTATGTGCGTATTGTATCGTGTTGATAGTTGCATAAGTTTTGCTACCATTTCATTGCAGGATTTAAGGTCGTTTACATCAGCTACTAAATCTGCTGCGCCATCAATGAATACTATTCCTGTTTCTTTTTCGTTTTCTTTGTTTTGTTCTAAACACCACTCTATAAACTCTAATCTTTGTGTATAGCTTAATGTTCTTAAGGCGTATGTTTGATAGCACCCTACATCTTTTATATTAGCCATCTGTTCGCTTCTTTTAAAGCATCTGGCTGCGTGGAAGTGTCCCTGCTCTGTATCAAAGTGCATAACACATTTACCCTCTCGGTGTCCTTTTAATTTACCACCAAAATTATTGCCACCGCTTAAATATACCGATGCAAGTAGTGATACAAAAAAACTTTTTTTGCTTTTAGGTGGTGCAGTAATATAACTTAAATTGCCACTTGTTGCTATTGATATTGGGTATGTAATTTCGCCACCTTTTGTTTGTAGTGTCTTTTGTCCTAAACTTAATACGCTTGGTGGGTACTCAATATCCATAGAAGTGTCTATTGTACACTCCTCTTTTATAAGTTCCATTAGCATATTTTGTGTAGTTTGTTCCTCTGTCATTTCTTTAGTTAGTTATTGTTTTCTATAAAGGTATAAAAAAAGGGGGTAAAAACCCCCCTTGATTATGAAAAAAATTAAAATGGTAGGTCTGCTGCTTCTTCTTTTGGGTGTTCCTGTACAGCTTCTTTTTCAGCGTTTACAATAGTTCCGTTGTTCCAGACAACCTTACCATTACCTAAATAGGTCTTTTGTTTTTTCGCTTCTCTTTCTTCCTGTGTTTGACTAACATAGATACCTGTGTTGTTCCCATATCGTGTTTCGTCATTTACAGACATTGTTAAATTAACGTATACCGCACCATCTTTACCTGCGATAAACTTTTCTTTTGGTAGCTTAGCCACGTTTAAACTAAAATTAATTAATGCACTCATATTTATTTATTTAAGGGTTTTATATTCTACTTTATTTTCTGTTTTAGGTTTTTTAAAGCTGTCGCTTTCATCTTCGCCAAATACACCAAGTTCGTAAAATCCTGTTAGTTTAAGGACTGCTCGGCTCATTGCACGTTTCTCTGCCATTTCAGCTACATACCAAGTATTGCAGTTGGAACTTTTGTAGTCATTGCCTTTTAGCGCACTACCAAAGGTTTCTATGCGCTTACCATCTTTTTCTGCAAGTGCTTTAAATACTGCAAAGTTTGGCTCACATCTTATCACTTCATAATTAACACTCATTTGCTCAAGGGCTTGTATCTTGTCAATACCCTGTCTTGTAATGATTGTGTAGTGTTGATGTTTAAAAAAATCGTCTTTAGTTAGGTTATACTTTTTGTATAACTCTGTTAGTTTTTGTTTATTCATTGTTATTGTTTAAATATTCTACTTCTATTATTGCTTCTAAGTATTGTACTCTACTTTCTAATGCTTCTATTCTTGCATTTAAGTAGTCTATTGTCGTTGGGGTTGCTGCTCGTTTAACGTCCTCGTAATGTGTCATAGCTATTCAGTAAAGTAATCAAAAGGACTTGAAACATTACCACAAAAGGTGTTTAAATCCATTATAGTTCCGTACTTTAAATCTGTTACAAATTCTACTTCTTCTAAAGCATCTGTAATACTCGCTACTAAGTTAGGGTACTGTAAATTAGCTGCGGTTAGTCTGTCCTCATAATAAGGGTGTAATCTTTCTAATAGTGTCATAAGTTATTGTTTTAATTAATACTAACACAAATTTAACAAAAAATATTTTATATAAACAAATTTTAAACAAACTTTTTTTTAGAACACAAAAAAACCACCTTTTTATAGGTGGCTTAATCGTCTGTTAAAAACAGCATTAAAGAAAACAATAACAAACAATTTAGTCGGTCATTCAAATATACTACTTATTAGTGTATTAAGTTTAAAATGTTTTTAGGAGTTATTAACTAAAAGTTTTGTTTGTCTTTTAGTTCTTGTAGTTTAGTCTTGTATTCCTCAAATATTTCTTGCCATTCTGGGTCTGTTAGTTTTAGTACCCCTCTCGACTTTTGTAGTAGTTCCTGTGATAGTTCTTGTCCTAAAGCTATACTATATTCATATTGCCTACCATACTCAAACCTGTTACATTTCCTACATTGTGCGTGTACGTTCCTTTCATCGTACCTTGTGATTAAGTGTTGTCTACCAATAAAGTGTCCTGCATCTGTTTCTGTAAAGTGTACCTTTTTACCACAAGATATACAATTACAATAACCTGTATTGTTATCCGCATCTCTACGTCTTATAAACTCGTGGAATGGTTTATCTATTTTTGTTTTCCAATATTTTAATGTTTTCTTTTTTGCCATTTCGCTATTGAATAGACTACAGGTATCTTATATTTATTTATAACTTATTTATTTTTTATTAATTTATTTCTCTATTTATTTAGAAATA